TTGCGTGACACCAAGAAGGCCATGATTAGTCTGGCCCCTATGGGTAAGACGGGTAGCCTCAAAAAAAGCATCTCCACAAACAAGGCGGTAGCCACAGGGTTTGGTTCAGTTGTGGGCAGCCGTACTGGGCCGATCATTCGCGGCAAGGGCAAGCGTCGCGCATTCCACGCTCACCTCGTCGAACTTGGCACCAAGCGTAAGGTCAAGCGATTGAAGAGAGGCATTGGATTTGGAGCAAAACCCTTTACCTTTTACAGTGTTAGATACGGTAAGGTCTTGCGCCGCGCCAAGATCAATCACGGTAGCCGAGCACGTCCCTTTATTAAGCCCGCCATTGCCAAAACCAAGCATGACTACCCACGTCGCATTGCGAAGAAGATGGACAACATCTTAAAGGGTCTTGCTGCAAAGATGAAAAAATGATTCACGTCATTCGCGATATTCTTGTCAACACAGTTGACGTCACAAATTTGTGCGCAGCCAGCAACATTAGTTTGGTGTCTGCACGTCAAGGCATGCAGCGCCCGTACATTGCCATTGACCTGGAGGGCACTGCTTTTGACAGACACAACACAGGTCTGGCACAGGAGGTCTACAACGTCATGGTTTACATCACTGATACCAAACTCAGTGACGCGTGGAATATCCATGAAAAAGTCAAGAAGGCCCTGTCAGAGTTTAGCGGCGCCCGCACAGTAGATGGGGCGACGTACGATCTCGCTCAGGTGAGCATTGCCGACGTCATGACTGACGCTCATGAGCTACACGACTTCTATGTGGTCGCAGTCAGTTTCAATGTCTTCTTCTATCCGTAATCAAACCAAGTTTGACCTCACGCTACCTACGGTAGCTTAACCTTGCAACATATCCCATCGACATGGCAATCATCAAAGGCAACGTCAGTACACTGAAGTACAAGTCAGAAGCATCTAACGACGCAGCATCAATCTCTACCGACTTGGCTGGGTACGTGGCATTTACGGGTATCACATCCTGTGGTATCGACGTCAACAACAGCACCTTCCAATCAGTCAACATCTCTGACCCAGCAACTGAGACTGTGACGCGAAACTTTGCTGTGGGCACGACGTCTACTTCTTTGAGCATCGAGGGTGTTTACGACCCCGCTCAAACAAACAACGCAGAGGAACTCTTTGACTTGTGCAAGGACAAAACCCGCGTCGGTGTGTTTTGGATCAATGAAGGAACTGACGACGCCGCATTGGGAGGCGTAGGTTTCTGCACCAGCTTTGAGTTGTCCGCAGGTATGGACGACTTCGTTACTTTCTCTGCCAGCTTCGAGTTGGAGGGCAACCCCGTTTACAAAACCGCTGACTAATCATGGCAACAGTTAACGCTAATACAGTGGCGCTCTACATCGACGTAGACGCCGGCACCTACGACACAAACCCTGGACCAGCCTCTGGAGCCAGCCCAGAGCTGAAGCCCGTGTTGTACAGCACTTCTGCTTCTCTGAGCGTCAGCAACTCGACTTACGAGACCAACTACAAAGCAGCTACCGCTGCCACTGGTGGCTCTTCTCCCTCACTTGCCCCCACTCGTGGCTACGGTATTGGTGCTACGAGCGCGAGCTTGACCGTAGAGGGTATCGCGTCATGGGACACGGTGACCGACACCGTCGACCTCAAGGTCTTGTTTGACGAGTGTGTTGGTAAGCAGAAGGTCACTGCTGTGTGGTCTTCCACTGACGGCAACGCAGAGTCTTTCGGCGGCAAGGGCTTCATCACCAGCTTCAGCCTTAGCTCTGGTGTCGACGACTTTGCAACCTTTAGCTGCACTGTCGAACTGGACGGCGATCCTGCTACCGTAGCGTAAGCAGAACTTCCAACAGTTTGTTGTAAATTGTGGGCAAATAGCCCACCATGAACACACTGTCTGGAAAGTTTGAAGTAGAGATTGGCAAGAAGAAATACACTTGCCACCTGTCTATGAACGCGTTTCGCCTCCTGTGCGAGCGTGAAGACCTGAAGTTTACCGAGATGGATGCCTACTTGCAGGAGCGCCCGCTCACTGCGGTGCCCAAGGTCATCTACTATGGGTTGGTCAACCACATCTACCTGACGAAAGGCGACTTGTCTGTCTTGCCTGAGTACGAGTTCTTCTGCTCTCAGGTATTGAACAGCGCCGACTCTTTGCAACACTACACCGACCTTATCGGCAAGGCCTTTATGGGTGAGGAAGAGCTGGCCGAGGAGCAGGGAAAGAAGTAAACGACCAAGATAGAGTCCTCACAGACTGGCACAAGATCTATGTAGAGGGCCTGGGCCTGGGCTTATTGCCTGAGCAGTTTTGGTCGTTGACCTTCTTTGAGTACGCCAGTTACTCTCGCTTTTTCATGGAAGAGGACAAGCGACTGTGGAACCACACAGCCTCGCTCATGGCTATGCACGCCAACATCAACCGTGACAGCAAGCGGACACCTCAGCCGTACAAACCTGCTGACTTTAATCCACACACACAGGAAAAGAAAAAAGCAAAGTTTGTTCATAGTCTCTCGAACGAAGAAAAAGAACTTACGCTGAAATGGGCAAAAAAGTTCAAAGATGGCAGACAGAGAGATAAGTAAACTATCGGTACTCCTGCTGTTCGACACCTCTAAGTTTGAGAGAGGTCTGTCGGACTCGCAGAAGTTGATGCAGCGCGTGGGTCGTGGAATGACCGACGTGGGTAAGAAGCTCAGTCTTGGTGTTTCTCTGCCTCTTGGCATCATTGGCAAGCGCGTCGCCGACACAGCCACTGAGTTTGAATACCAGATGGCTCGTGTTCAGGCCATCAGTGGTGCAACGTCCAGCTCGTTCAACAGCCTCAAAGCTAACGCTGAGGCCCTTGGTGCCAGCACGATCTTCACGGCTACCAGCGTGGCGCAGCTCCAAGAGGAGTTTGCCAAGCTCGGTTTTACGGCCAACGAAATCACACAGGTCACCGAGAGCACGCTGTCTTTGGCACAGGTTACGGGTGCTGACTTGCCCCGTGCCGCCGAGATTGCTGGTGCTACGCTCCGTACGTTCAACATGCAGGCCGACCAGGTCGGTCAGGTCAACGACGTTGTCGCGGTAGCCATCAGTAAGTCGGCCCTTGACTTCGAGTCCTTTGCTGAGACCATGAAGTACGCCGGCTCTCAAGCCGCTATCTCTGGCATCAGCATGGAGGAGCTGAGTGCTGCCATGGGCGTCTTGGCCAACCGAGGTGTCAAGGGGTCCATCGCAGGTACGCGCCTCCGCATGATCTTTGCGAAGCTGGCCGAGGAGGGAGGCAATGTCCACGACAACTTCCTGGACCTCATCAACGGCAACATCAGTATGACCGAGGCGATTGACCGCTTTGGCGTCCGTGCTGCTACGGCCATCCCTGTCTTGCAAGAGAACAGGGAGGAGTTCTTCCAGTTGGAGAAGGCCATGCGCCATTCAGCAGGTGCTTTGGAGATTATGCAGGAGACGATGGACGACACGTCTTTTGCTGCTCAAAAGAAGCTCAAGTCAGCTTTGGAGAACCTGAGCATCCAGCTCGGCAAGTCCCTACTTCCCGTTGTCAATGCTGTCGCCGACATGTTGGTCGTTGTCACCAACCTCTTTGCTGGCATGCCACGCATCTTGCGTGAGGCCACCGTCTTCTTCGGCTCTTTGGCTGTTGCTATCGGCCCACTGCTTTTTGGCTTGGGTAACCTCCTTACCATGTTCCCTGCTCTGTCTGGTCTGCTTCCAGGAGTGGCCACGGCCATCTCTTTCCTGCTTGGACCGTGGGGCTTGCTTATCGCAGCCGTGGGAGCACTCGGCTTGGCTTACTTGGCTGGGCAGAAGCCGCAGATGGAGTTCATGAGGGGCGCCGAACGCATCCAGCGTGCTACGCAGTCTGCTCAAGAAGCGACTGTCCAGGCTACTGCTAAGATCCGCGAACTCATACATGCGTACGGCAACGAGAACAGGACGCTGGAAGAGAAGCAGGACATCCTGAACAAGTTGCAGCAGTTACAACCAGACTACTTCAGCAACCTTGACGCAGAAAACACTGCGGTCAACGATTTGACGGCGAGCTACGATAAGTTGTTTGAGACAATGCTCAAACAGGCTCGTGCAAAGGCCTTTATGGAGGAGCTGAACCGCCTGGAGCAAGAACGTGTCGACGCCCTCCTTCGGCAAGACGAAATTCGCGAGGAGCTTGTCACGGCGCGTGAGAATGAAACAACGCAGTCTGCCGCGTCACAGAGTGCGAGCACGACGACCGCTGGTCTTGTGCGTGACTTCCAGTACGCCGGCTCTGGTGAATTAGCGACTGCTTCAGCAGCCTCTACGCTTGTCGACGACTTGGAGAGTGAGATGGGTGACCTTGACCAAGTGTTAGAAAGCATCGGCAGGCAACAGGACAAGGTGCGTCAGATTATGGAAGAGGGCGGCTTGAACGAGTTTCTTGGCTCTCAGGCGGGTGACGGCGGTCCGAGTGAGGTGGAGGCAGTGACTACCGAACAAGACAAGGTTTTGCAGAAGCTGGCCAACTCCTTGCGCGTGGTGGACCTCCGTCAAGAGCACTTGGGTATCACAGCCGAGAAGGTAGCCAAGGAAAAGCTGCGTGCTTTTAATACAGCCATGAAGGAGCTGGTAGAGGCGGCAGCAGAAGGCGAAGATGTCGGCAATGCCTTGGACTACGTCAAGGACCGTGCTGCTGACCTGGCTGCTACGGCAGAGGCTTTGGACAAGGACGTCGATTTGCAGAACGTCTTTAAGAAGATGAAGGCTGCTGTCGAGGCGGCAGGCACAGCTTTGGAAGCTGGCGGCGTGTCACCACTGAAGGCAGCAAAGGCTGAGATGGCCGCTGTCAAGACGGCTCTCGACACCATGAACGATAAGTTCTCGGACCAGGTATTCATCATTGCGTTGCTCCAAAAGGAGTACGACAAACTGGTGGGCAAGGTCGAGAATCTCACCAGAGCACAGGAGAAGCAGAATCTTGAAAGCAAGATTACTGAGTCGGTCAACATGGCCATCATTCGTTCCTCGCTGCAAATCGGCGAGGCGCTCGGTGCCATTGGTGACAAGAGTAAGGAGGCTGGTCGTGCAATGCAAAAAAAAAAAAAAACAAACCCCCCGGGAAAAAAAAAAAAGAAAAAGAGAAAAAAAAAAAAAAGAAGTGTGTTTTTTTTTTTTTTTTTTTATTTTGGGGTTTTTTTCCCGTAATTTTAGCTGCAGGGTTAGCCTTATTATCAATTGCTGTTTATTATTATCTACTATTAAAATTTAATATTGATGAAAGAGAAATTGTAAATGCTTTAGTTG